CTGGTTCAATAGCTACGATGTTAGCTAGTATTAGAGCTAGTACTGGTTTTGAGGGTCGTCAATTAGAAAGAGTTCAATCAGCAGTATCTGGACAAAGAGTGTCTCAAGATGATGTTACACAAGCTCTTTTAATGAGAGTAGCTAGAGAAGTAAATCCTGAAGCTGGTACATTCACTGAATTGATGTCTTCTATTGAAAAGATGTCTGAAGATCCAGAATTGCAACGTGCATTCTTGAATAAGATAGAAGAAATGGTTGGTAACGAAGAACAACTTCGAAATGTTTTAAAATCAATATTTCCAGATTTATCTTATAGT